ATCGATGAGCCGGTCCGCGTAAGCGGTGATCTTCAGCATCCACTGGCTTTTGACGCGGTGCACCACCTCGCCGCCGCAGCGTTCGCACACACCGCCCACAACTTCCTCGTTGGCCAGCACCACCTTGCAGGAGGTGCACCAGTTGACGCTCATCTCTTTTTTGTAGGCAAGGCCCTTTTTATACAGCTGCAGAAAGATCCACTGGGTCCATTTGTAATAGCTGGGGTCCGTGGTGTTGATCTCCCGCGTCCAGTCGAAGGAAAGGCCCAGGCTCTTGAGCTGGCTTTTGAAGCGCGCCACGTTGTTTGCCGTCACCACCTCGGGGTGGATGTGGTTTTTCATGGCGTAGTTTTCCGTGGGCAGGCCGAAGGCGTCCCAGCCCATGGGATACAGCACGTTATAGCCGCACAGGCGCTTCTTGCGCGCCACGATGTCCAGCGCGGTGTAGCTGCGCGGATGGCCCACGTGCAGGCCCTGGCCGGAGGGGTACGGGAACTCCACCAGCGCATAGTACTTGGGCAGCGAAAAATCCTGCTTGGCCGCAAAGGTATTCTCCGCATCCCAAATGTCCTGCCACTTTTTCTCGATCGCTTTGTAATCGTACTTCATTTTATATGTCACATCCAAAAAAGATTTGCAGATTCCGGGCGGCGCGCCGCCTTATTCCTCGATGAAATCCATGGGCACGTCTTCGCCGTCGGCCCACAAATGGTCCAGATCGTAATAGTCCCGCGCGTCGGGGCTGAACACATGGACGATGACGTTGGCATAATCCAGGATAAACCAGTTCTGGGTGTTGAAGCCCTCTGTACGGATGGGCGCGACACCCTTTTCCTTGAACTGGAACTCCACCTCCTCGGCCAGGCTTTTCACATGGGTGGAGGACGTGCCGCTGGCGATGACGAAATAATCCGCCAGCACCGTCAGGTCGCGCACCTTCAGCACCTTGACGCGGGTAGCCTTCTTGCTGTCGAGCAGCTTGGCGATCTGCATCGCCAGTTCTTTTGATTCCATGAACACTCTCCTGTTTCAAATAGGGTAAAACGTTCTTCTTCCACTATTATGCCGCGGGCTGCTGCACGGATGCAGCGTTTGCCTGCTGGGCGGCCTGCTGGGCGTCTGCGGGCGCGTTTGCATCGCTGCCGCCCACGGCGTTGTGATACCGCTCGAGCCCGAAAGCGGAGGCCACGCTCTGCGTCGTCCCGCCGGAGTAGGCCACGATGCCCGCCCGCGTGAGGAAGAAAAGCGTCTCGCCCGCTATGGCCAGCGAGAGGCTGCTGCCGGCCTCCACGCCCAGTGAGGCGCTGCCCATGACCTGAAAATTGGAGGGTGCCGAGCCGTAGACCTTGTATATCATCTCCTCCTTGAAGAATATCGCGTAGCCGAGGTAGGAGCAGCATGCCGTGAAGTCCCCGGCGCTGCCCACCTGCACGGCGTAGCTGTCCGTGCTCAGGCCGTCGAACACGTTCCAGTTCGTCGGGTCGCCGAGCTTGCTGGCATATATCGTGTCCCCCTTGCAGCCCCAGAGGCGGTTTTCGTTCTCGCAGAGGAAATCTATCTCGGGCATCTCGCGGGAGAGCGTGAGCGCCGCCTCCGCGTCCCCTCCGTCGTTTATCACGAAGCTATTCTCGTAGAACACGAGTTTCGTCGCAGTGACCTCGCGGACGATGATAGTCTTGTTGTTCCCGGGGTGCACCGTGGCCCCGCTTATCGTTATGCCGTCGCCGGCCTTGAAGAGCGCCGTGAAGTCCACGCCTGCGGCCTCGATGGTGTTGCTCTTGGCCGTCTCGCCGCCGTATGTCCCGTCCGCGATCTGCGCCGCCCCGGTCCAGGAGGCGTTGAGGCTGCCGAACTCCCCCGTGAGCTTGTTGTAACAGGCCATGTCGGGCATGATAATGATATAGGCCCCCAGCGCCGCGAAGGTCTTCGGCCCGGCGCTCACCGTGCCGCGCTCTTCTCCGTCGGCGTAGAAGGCCGTCCCATTCACCCAATAGAGCCCGTCGTTGGCGTAAAG